GCGCCCTGTTGGCGCTAGTCCTCGTGTCAAACTGTGTTTGACTTCCACCCATATGATCACAGGACCTCTTACTCGTTCAGAGTCGGAGCGGGGTGCTGATTCCTATCGGCAAACGATCATTCGAATGAAAGATTCGAGTGTCGAGCCGTATGGAAACATCGATCGAATGATTAATGAACTCCCAATAGGCTATGAAACCTATTATGAGCGCATTTCTCCTTCTATCGTCGGTGACCGCAGAAATTGGCATGAGTTCCAGCATTATAAATGCTCGACCTCAATTACTAATTCCGGCGGTTTATGGTATAATACCGGTGACTATGTCACCGACATATACAACTCCGAGCACGTATACCATCGAGTGACGGTATCCGACCCCCTCTGGAAGATTGGAGGTTTCTCTGAAGACACTGGTTTCCTTCCCACTGCGGGAATGACGCCATTGGTGATTAATACAGCAGGCGAGGAGTTTATACCCCCGCCTGATGGACTTAATGATCTGCTTGATGCCGCTTTAAAGCGCGCAGGGCCGAATATGAAGTCTAATCTATCCCTTGTCAACTCATTATATGAGTTGAAGGACTTGATTAGTATTAAACACAGTGTTTCGAAACTCTTGGATTTATTCCGGAGCAAGGACTTGTATTACAAGCTTAGCTCCGGTCCTAGAACTCTTCGAAACATTCTTCGGACGGGAAGCGATAGTTTTCTGCAAGAGCAGTTTAATATCGCCCCGCTGGTATCTGATGTGTACGGTGTTTACACCGCACTCATGAACGTTGAACAGAGAGTTCGCTCTCTGATTAACGGGATGGGGCGTCTGCGTCATTTCCACTATGATGTGGAATTGAAGGACATTCCTGATGAATCCTTATTGTACGACTCAACGTGGTCCGGCAATGCTGTCGAACCATCTGTTGCAGGCGTACTTAGGACTCATCGGAATTCCACTTCGCCGGCGTCTAAAGTCCATATTCAAATCGACTACAACTATACGTTGTTGCCGTACCAGATTGCGCATGCGCAATTATTGACGTTCCTCGATATGTTGGGAGTTAATGTTAACCCCCGCATCATCTGGAACGCCATTCCCTGGACGTTTGTCGTTGACTGGGTCGTGAACATAGGTTCATGGCTGAGTCAATTCAAACTCTTGAATATGGAACCACAGGTAAACATATGGCGGTGCTTGTGGTCTGTTAAGAGGACAAGGAATATTGTCACTACCCGTTCAATCGGGATTAATGACATACCTTGGCTCTCTTATCAGAAGCATGTACCAGTAGCTGGAACGAGCGAAACGGCCTACCGAAGGTCGCTATTCTCGCCCAGTCTAGTCTCGTTGACAACGAGCGGCTTATCCTTGAAACAGATAAGCCTGGGTATGGCCCTCGTTTTTGCGAGGGGTCCAGTCCCAAAGAGATGGAAAGCTGCCAGAGGTTATTTAACCTTCCGGAAGCCAACATCCGTGCCGTCACCACGACAACATCGGTAATGCATGCTAAATAGCCCACTAAATACCAACGAAATCAAGAACAGCTTAGGCGTCGAAGTTGAATTCGAACGCTTAAGCTCTGGCCCTGGCCGTGAAACGGTGTTTCGTCAAATTAACGAATCCCCGTCTCTCCAGCACCGAATCACTATTAAACATAGTGAGACTGGCACTGGAATTAATCGTCGTCGCAGGTCTGTTGTTCGCTTTGATAAAACTATCATTGCGACAGTAGATTCTGTGACTCCGGTTACAATCTCTAAGTACGACGTCCTCGATGCACCTGTTGGTGCATTGACGGCTAGTACCGAGATTGCCAATGTGATAGCCGAAGCGATGTCGTTTTTCGCATCCACTGGGAGCGATTCGACCATCAAATTCGACTGCACAGGTAACGGCGCCAAGGTCCTTCTTAATGGCGATCTCTGATAGATCGAATATTATGAAGGCGTTCTTAATTACTGTAATGGTAATTGCGACCGCAGCTTACTTGGTTGCTTGCCACACTCCGTGGCAAGCTTCTGTTGATGTTGGTTATCCCGGCCTCACGGTCGGGGTAGACCTTGGTATCAGTACTAATTGTCCTGCTACCGTGACTAACCGTTGATCGAAAGATCAAAGTAGTCCCACCAACTGAAGTGTAGCTGTTTTGGTTCATCGTATGTTCTGAATGCTGGTATATCACCGGCAACAGAATCGCTTTGAGCCATGATTGCTACGTAACCAGTTAAACGGTGCGTATCGCCGTCGATTATCCCCGGATAGTTTCCGTCGTCTCGCTTGACAATCTTTGCAGTTTGCATTATTGGGTCGATTTCAATATCGACGTCCATTAGCAACTGCGAGAATTGTCCTGCGGTATAACGTATAAACTGCCCTTCAGGATAGTCGACGGTTACGCCACTATCGAATTCGCCAACACACAATCGTGCATAAGGTCCTAGGAACGGCAAAACACGGAATCTTTCCATGTTGATTGTCTTCTCAGGTATCTTACGTCCGTTTGGTATTGTCGGTTCGAACCGTGTGTTCTGCATATGTTTATGTGGACCGCTGCGGCGCGTGTTGTTGATTAAACAGTGGGTGCATGCTCTAGGGAGAATACCGTATGGTACCTCATCAGAGCCTAGATGAGTCTAAACTCATCGCTGCCTTGCTGTTTAACGTCCAAACGACGCATTCAGCTTGGTTTGACAAGCGAGCACTACGACTGACGATTAATTTTGTCAACCGTCGTGTCTCACTAGAAGGAAGGGGCTTTCTTACGAAAGCCTTGCCACGTCTCGGAAGGGCGCTTGATCGCGCACTTACGGGAGCATCACGCATTAACGCTACTGAGTTATGCTTTTCGGCATTACCTGGTAGTGAACTCCCTAGATTTCTAGGTGAGTTCTGGATGCGTGTGTTCTCTTCAACGGGCATGGTTCTTCTCGATCCATGCGTGGAGTCAGTTCGTATACTCAGGCAAATCTTGTATTTATTTTACAAGTATGAGCTTGACTATAGTCATGACGATGAACAAAAAGTTCTTGATCAGTTTATACAAACTGAAAAGGAACTTTGCATTAGCGACAAGTGGCTTATGGATATCCTTAAGCCAACTGTTGAACTCGCGATCCTGCACCGTAGTCGCGTGCCGAAGTTCCGTCAAGTGTTTCAAACGCTTGAGGGACCTACGCCCGACTTGGTACAGATCGTCCGCATTGCTCGGAGACTTCTTCTGAAGCTCTTCGAGCGATTCGATCCGACCGATATTATTCCGTCTCATGGTCCAGGTGTTGTCTCTACTAAAGAGCAACTCTGGAACAAGTTTCGGTTTACTAACGTGCCAGATCGTGTTGCTCAGATGTATCCCCTTGACGAATACTTTTTCGTCAATAAGGATCATTTGTGTGATAGGTTGTCAGAGATTAAATCTCTAACTTCCAGCGAGCGTCCTTCCAAGGTTATCCTTGTTCCGAAGGACTCGCGCGGCCCACGCTTAATCTCTTGCGAACCATTGTGTTTACAATGGATTCAACAAGGTTTAAGTCGGGCTATAGTGCAGCACGTCGAACGTAACGATTCGAGGCCTTATGCTTCGACCGCCGTTCGATTCACAGACCAAGGTTGCAATCGGGTCGCTGCTCTCTCGAGCAGCAAAACTGGTCGCTACGCGACGCTAGACCTTAAAGAGGCTAGCGATCGTGTTTCCTTGGAGCTGGTTCGTCTGCTGTTTCCAGAATGGCTTATGCCATATCTCGAGGCATGTAGATCGTTATCGACCGTGATGCCCTCCGGCGAAACAGTTGTTCTCCGTAAGTTTGCTCCCATGGGGTCAGCATTATGCTTTCCCATCATGGCGCTCACGATATGGAGTCTGTTAGCCGCGGCGTCACCTGACTCGGATTCGAGAGATCGAATCCTTGTGTATGGTGACGATGTGATAGTCGAGACCGCGAAAGCGGCGGACGCTATCGAACTACTCGAAGTCTTTGGGTTGAAAATCAACCAGACTAAGAGTTGCACCACTGGATTCTTTAGAGAATCATGTGGCATGGATGCCTTTAAAGGCATTGATGTTACTCCTGTTCGAATTCGAACAGTGTGGTCATCGCACCGTTGCCCCGAGTCCTACACATCGTGGATTAGCTATGCTAATTCATTATATGATAGGAAGTACTATGCTGCGTACTCTTATATAAAGAGTTGTCTTGGTGCTGTTTACGGCACCATACCAGAGCAAAGCATGCATCTTGCATGTCCGGCTCTACGCACTGTACCTGATCAACTCCGTCCTAAGATCTCGAGAACTAACCGCGACCTTCAAAAAAGGCAGTGGAAAGTTTGGGATCTTAAGCCTCGGAAAGTTCACAAGACTATAGATGGTTGGCTTATGCTTCTTCGGTATTTTACCGAAGGGCAAAAGGCCCACCGTCTTAGTCATGTGCATTCTGAGTTGGAGAAGGCTGAAACTTTTCAGCCTTTTTCTGTCGACTCGTACACGAAACGACGAGCTAGCATGCTAGTTCGTTGTTGGCGATGAGTAATAAGAAAGAGTTTGTTCTCTTTCTGGCGCGCAGGGTTGCAG